AATGACTTGGTGGCATACTTGTTAGGGTTTTTCATCAAGTTATATTCCATGCGTGTCATGCCTTGAGGTGTGGGATCGTTAGCCTCTATTTCCTGCAATAAGCCACCACCTGAATAACTTACGCCACCGCCCGTATTTGTGCCGTATCCATAGCCACTACCATATCCACCGCCACTACCATAGCCACTAGCATAATTTGTGCCGCCTGTCGGATTGAACATACCCTCTATAGCCTTATACTGCTCTGGTCTATTCTGGGCTAATGACTGTAAGGATTGCTCAAATAAAGGTGCTGACGAATATGCTTGCATACCGCCAAAGTCTTGAGCCTGTGGCATACCTGCCATCGGGTCACTTACACTCGGCAATCCAAAGGCTGAAGCCATCTGGTTTGTGCCTTGCATAGCCGCCTGTTGCATCGGTGTCATTGCCGCTACGTCTGCGCCAAAGTAAGGCGTATAGCCAATACCTGCAATTTTGTCTGCCCTTTTGAGATTGCGTCTTGCCGCATCACTTACATGTGGGGGAACTTCCACTGCTGTTGTTTGGCTACCGCCTTTACCGCCTGACATTTATATTTCCTTTTCCATTACTACCATTTTAGCGTCCCACCCAAGTTTGGATAATATACGCTTCCATCCATTGCGACCACTTAGGGTCATTCCAGTGCATCCTTGGGCTTTGCCCCACTCGGCAGCATCGTCAATCATATCTATAAGTTGTGACATTGTACCACCTGCAAGGAAAACGTGCAAAACCTTTTTTTTAGGATACACGAGTATCTCAGTTACTGCGGCAGACTTGTCGCCCGTCCACAACTGCATACGACCATCAACTAATCCCTGAACTACGTCCTCCCAGTCATGGGTATTGCCGCCATGCCTTAGTGCCGCCTCAAGCCACGGTCTTACTCTGTCTAGCTCAGTCATGCGCTAATCCTCGTAATTGCCAGTGTCGTTGACGGTGTGGCAGGGGCAAAAGCCGTAGCCGCAAACGCATTTAAACTTCCGTCTGTACTGCTACAGGCACACGCCACCTCTAAGTAGTCATCGGCATTAACAGAAAATATTGCTGACCGTGACACGACTGTGGTTTCGCCATTGCCGTGTAAATTTGCCTTGATAGTTGATCCTGTAACTGCCGTTCCATTAATCTTAGGGAAGAAGTAAAAGTCAATAGTTGATGAGTTTGTGCTGTATATTTGTGCCGTAAAAGACAGGAAGTAGTTGCCGCCCTCCTCAAAGACAATTCGACTTGTCGGTGTGCCTTGAGAGATACCGTCAATATATATTGGCGTATCATATGTGATAACTTGCTCAGTATCCGCACTGGCAAACGCAACACTGGCGGCTTTAGTAAATGAGGCATAGCCATCAGCCAAGACAATTTGCCTGAACTCATTGTTCTTTGACACCACTGGGTAGCCATTCTCCTCGTCCCACAATATAATTCCATTATCGGCAGGTATGTCGTCAGCATTTTTAAACTGAAGTATAGATAAGGTACGCCTTAAATATAGCGTTAATTGACGACCCCAATCTCGCCAGTCATTGCCTATAGGTGGTAATACTGGTGCGGGCATCTATCTCTTACCTCTCGGTGTTACGTCAATACGCATTGTGCCTACACGCCAATCTGCAAGCCTTGCGCCCTCAATCCTCATTCGTATCTGACGACCTGAGAAGCGTACACTTGTTGGATTAGCCATGCTGTAAGAGCCGTAACTGCGCTCGGTGTCATTGGGATGAAATCTAGTCTTAAATGTAACCGCAACATCGCCCTGCGTTAGCTCGTCTGGTATTAACTTATTTACGGACATCACATTGTCGCCTGAACCAATACTTATTGATCCTGTCTCAGCAAAGACCGTACCGCCATCGTAGTTCAAGCCCTTTTCATGGTTATACACGTTGCCGCCTACGTCTGAGAAAATTGGGTTTTTAAATACGCCACGGTCAAAGCCTGACGTTCTAGAAAGACTTCCTATAAGCCAGTGACCCTCACGATAATCGTAAGCCACATAGCTGTCGATCTCTGTCGAGTCGCCTGACGGGTAGTAGAACCAAACCTCGCCATGCTGCGCCACCGTAGTTGCCCACGCCTTGCTAACTTGCGCCCTGTTGATGTCGGTAAACACATGATCCCAAACTTCACACGGCACTTCCTGAACCTTTGCGCCATCATATAAGAAGAAGTTCTTCTGACCCATCCACATGACACCCGCATCCGTTGCGGCAACAGCCTTTCTTGCTATAAGACCGCAAGACGCTCCGACACGGTCAAAGCCATATACATATGGCGATCCGATATAGGTTGCGCTGTGTGCGTCAATGTCTGTAATAATTAGTGACTGACCCCTAGTTCTAACTCCTGCCATAATTTGACCTGAAGTTTGAAGCTCAATGTCTCCTGCCTCGTTAGTGGCGGCAGGTGTCCATGTGGTGTTATCCTCACGGTCAGACCACTGAACCTTACGGGGATTGCCTCCTGCGCCTAACGCAAAGAGAAAACGCTCCTCGGTAACTAGCAAGCCTAAGTTGTCTGTTGGCGCATTAGCAATCACTGCCGCATCACTGGCGACATCTAACTGCCACTCCCACAACTTGCCATCGGCAACGCTACAGGCGACTAAGTATTCGCCCCAGTTATCCAATGACCATGTTGTTGCCTCTGAGTAAATCCCACTGGGGACACGCTCAGTACCGTAGTAGTCTTGACCGTAAAATGAGCCGCCATATCCATTATTTAAGTCTGCATCAACAATACCTGTAGTTAGTGTGGCAGGAGTAATGTCCGTGACAGTATGGCTTGCGCTTACGGCATATAATTTGTCTGACGTTCCTGCGGCATAACGCCTGTCCTCGCTCAAGTCTTGCCATGCAACCATTGCGCGAGCAGGATTAGAAAATGCACTACTTACGCGAACTTCCCAACCGCCTATCGGTCTTATGCTGTTTTGATGCCAACGTACAAGATTGCCATCAAGCCAACGGTTTGAGCTTTGAAACTCTGTGCCGTTGTTTTTGAAGCCCATCTGTATATCTAATGGTACTAATGCCATAGCAATTCCTAGTTAACGTAGCTAACTTACCGCTACTAAATATATTAGCGACACCATTGCGGGTGCTACAAAGTCCATCACCTCAAAAACTTTTGGCGGGTAAATCTGACCGCCATATTCCTTGCAGCTATACCACCCGACACCAAATGCCGCCATAAATTCACCGAAGCCGATGTAGTGACCCAGTAAAATTGTAAAGGCAACGATTGCGGCATGGTGTAATCCGCAACCCTTGAACCAACCCTTCTTATCTATCTTGACGATAAGTTTAGGCATTTTTATCCGTGACCAATCAAGCATTTATTCTGCGCTTTCTAATGTGGCAACCCTCGCCTCTAAATCTTCAATTTTTGTCATAGCTTCTTGCAATGCACCGACTGCCTTTATACACATAAGCATGTAGTTTACGCCATAATATTCTTCACCCTCACTGCGAGTAACTAACCCCGCAGAGGTTTCTAATAAATCTTGTGCGATAACTCCTAGATGGGTTTTAGCATTTTCGTCTGCTTCAACCTCAGACTTAAACCTGTAATTTTTAAACTTAAAAGCCTTTACGTCATCCCACTGTGAATTAGCGTCAGTTATATCTTGTTTTAAGCGTATATCAGAGATTGCACCATATGAGTTATTTGCATTTCTCCAATCACCTGTAACTAACATTTGAGCACGATGAACACTGTTGTAATCCCAATTCAAAGAAGTACCTGATGTCGCGCAACGGAAAGCCCACAATCTTGTAGCAATGCTACCATATGTAGCTACACCTGCTGTATCAGACCTCGCACCACTAAAGTCAATAGGGTCATTGATAACATTAATGCCACCATTCACCTGAACATCATTCTCAAAGGTGGCGTCTCCTGAAGCATTTATTGTTAGTGCTGTTGTGGCACTGTTGCGAAAAATCATTTTATCGGCATTAGTTGCATGATTGTCGCCATAAAAAATAATATTTGCACCACTTGACGTTGCGTCACCGCCAGATACAACTAAGCGGTCATTATCAGCGTCAAGTAAAACATTTGGTGAAGCATTCGAAAAATTAATATCACCCGCGAAGGTGGCATCTTGTGAGCTGTCAATAGTTAAGGCTGTCTGACTATTAGTATTAAAAAACATACTATTGTCTGAATGGTCATAAGCGATACGTCCCATTCGTGATGCGACCGTTGTAACATCATCGTCACCGAAAAAGATGTTGCCGCTATTTGCCGAACCAGATTTTATGGTAAGACCGTAATCATTCGCATCAATCTGACCAACAATTAAGTCGTCTCCTGACGTTGTTGCGACACCGCTTGTTCCAATTATAACTTGGTCACCAACAGTTACGTCACCTGTTACATCAATAGTTGTAAGGGGCGTTGTGCCATCAAGAAGATTATCAATGTCATCCAAGTTGTCATTAATCTTAGTACCCCAAGTATCCTCGGACGCACCTACTTCTGGCTTAGTCAAGCCGTAAGTTGTTGTAGTTGTATCAGCCATATTATGCTACCTCTTGCCAGTCTGTAGACGTATCGCTTACGTCTGTCCATATTTCTTCAGTTATTGGTTGATCCGTCCAAGCCTCAGACGTAATCGAGTTATCATTCCACTTGTAAGTTGCGTTGCATATTGTAGCACAACTTATTGATGTTGTCACAGATGTTTCTTTAATTGCGGAAACATTTGCCGTAATTGATAAATTAGCCGCAACATTTGCGGATAACTCAAACACCGCAACAGCATTAGCCGTAATCGTGGATGTTGGTGTAGATGTTGCCTCTGCGTCCCTCACACGCTTACACAGTGCCGTAAGTGATGCGCTAGGTAGGGATGTAGCCGAAACAGTCGTTAGGCGTTCTGCTGACGCTGTATTAGCCGCAGACGCAGATATGGTACTTGACGCATCTCTAATTCGTACTACCGCAGAGCTATTACTTGCGGTTGCATTAGCCGTAGCCAATACATCTTTTACGATATTAACGGATGCGGATGCGGTTGCGGTGGCAGTTACGGCTAATGCGGCATCGCGTATTCTGACAGACGATCCGACTACTGAGCCAACAGTGATAACTGTGGCGGCAGCGGCTAAGATAGAGCCATCTAATCCATAAGAATAATTGCCGTAAGTACTAAGACCATAGCCGCCACGATAAACCGCCATTGATTAATCCAATGTTATATCAAGATCGCCCGCAGGGATGCGTAAAATGTCGCCCGTATCAATCGCCTTGCTTGATGATAGTGCGGCATAGGCAATCAAGTTGCCGCCCGTACTCGCATCGTAAACGCCTACATGGCTGACAGTGCCGAATGAGGCTGTTGCGGTGGCGTATTCAATCGCGCCACTGTTTGTCGCGGTGTTGCCTGACACGGTAAATGTCACGGCTTCACGGGCATATGCCGTGCCTGACGTTGATACCTCAGTACCGCTTCCATCTTCATCTGGATTGCTTGTAAATAGTGCCAAGTGCCACGCAGTTGGTCTTGTTGGCGATCCTGTGGTAAATACCCACTGTAATGCTCTGGTTTCAAATTCGTTTGAGAATGACATTTAATAGCTCCTGATTTTCATTCTAAGACCCGTTCCGCTAAAACGTGCCTCGTTGTCACTTTGGTTAATTCCGTCTACGGCTGATTGGCTTAGTGCCGCCCACGTTGTAGCTCGTTGGTCTTCATTTAGATACGGTGCGCTGTGTACCAGTGCCGTATATAAATAGGCGTCTGGGTGATACGTCAGTATCCAGTTGCTTGTGTTGCTGTCGCTGAGTGCGTCAATAGTTTGATAGTATAGCAGATCAGCCGTGTAGCTTTCATCTGGCGTTGGCGCAACCTCAAACTGACCGCCTGACATAGCGTAGAACTGAGGCGTTCCCGCAATGTCGTCTTTCTGGTGTCTGCGCTCTGCCATCTCCGCATGACTGATAAGTTCTAGGCGTTGAGTGCCACTGTCCGTTGAAATATTGAACCTAATAGTTTCTAACCAGTCTGCGGGGATGCCAGAATACTGCGTGTCGATGGTGGCAGACGATCTGCCTTCCATGCGCCAATGTCTTATTTTACGGTTAAAGTCAGCCTCCGCTAACGCAATAAAGTTAGGGATGGCAGACGTTAAGTCATCGCGGTTTAAGAAATCCGCAATAGCCGTTTTTAATTCTGCGTAGCTTGTAATTGCCATTTACTTTTTCTTTCTTGCAGTCTTAGCCGCCTTCTTAAAAGCCTTTGCCGTTGGTGCGCCCTTTGCGCCAACCTTCCGCATCTTCTCCTTACTGCCCGCCTTGATGCGCTTTCTCTTAGCGTGAATATTTGCGTATAGTCCCTTTGGCATTGTTATATCCTTGTTGCAATTTTTACGATAATAACATTGTTTTGTTATTACTCATAATTGTTTTTACCATTTCACTTTATTTGCCCAATATGCCGCAGACATCTTACCCTTGGCGATGTTCTTGGCATGTCGCGCCTTAAATGATTTTGCCCGCTTAGTCATCGTCTTGTCGCCTGTCTTGCCTTGTTGACCAAATCTTATGGTCTTAATCTGATCGCCTGACTTAGCTACTACAACATGCGACTTGGTCTTGTGGCTTGGGGTGCGCTTTGGCTTGTTATAGCCTGACACGCCTACTCTTTTTAGTCTGCTGTCTTTAGTTGGCATTAGTTAAGTATTCCTTGTTGTGGCTGTTGCTCTTCCTGTCGCATCATTCCTGCGCCAAGTAATCCTGCACCTGCGATTGGGGCGATGGAATATAACGGCATACCTTCGCTCTTTACTTTATAGCGCATCTTGTCAGTAATCTTAACACCCCAAACTTTATTGCCGTTATCTAACTCTATAACTTCAACCTTGGCGTTAGGATCAAGGCGTTTAATAATCTTTTCAGTGCGCTTTTTTACGTCCTTGTCGTAGAAAGATTTCATGCCTTC